ATCGTGGCAGCAACTATAGATGCAACTATAAAAGGAGCAAATGCTAATAGCTATGTCACTTTGACTGAAGCTAACAGCTATTTTGAAACCGTTCCAGATTCTTCAACCTGGACAAACAAGACAGACGACCAAAAGAATAGATCATTAATATCAGCTACCAGATGGATTGATGGATTTGTATTTTATGGAGATAGATGTGATTCTGGACAGGCATTAAAGTTTCCAAGAAATAATTATCAGGTTGATGGAGTAGAACTTGCTTGTTCTGCTATTCCTCAAAACATTAAGTATGCACAGTTTGAGTTAGCAAGAGCACTGGCAAATGACACAGGAGCAATAACAGATACAACTGGAAAAGACGGTAACTTCAGCGAGGTAAAATTAGGTGATATAGAAGTTAAATACAACACCGAAAGTCAGGGATCAGGGGCTATAAATAACATTATGGACGTTTACCCGTGGTTACAAAGTTATCTCGGAGCGTATATGCTTGGTGGAGCAGGAACTTTCCAGCTTAGGGCGGTTAGAGGATAATGGCAGGACAATTAGACTCAGCGTTTAAACAGATTGCCAAACAGGTAGTGTCTCAACTTGGGAACTCATTAGACACCTCAATTATCTATACACGAAAGGGTGTATCTAGCTATAATAACTCAACAGGCGAATACATAACAGTAGACACAAATTACACAATAAAAGTACCCATAGAGTTTGTACAGTCCACCGAAGAATCTGGATTCCAGGAAAATGTTGCACGGCTCTATATAACCCCAGATTTAATAGGCGATAGCCAACCGTTACTTCAAGATGAAATAACTCTTACGTTTTCTGGATCTACAAGAGGAGCTAGGATAACAGATATTCGCACATTAAAGGGAGGACAGGAATACCTGTTCCGTATTGATGTAATCTTCTAATGACTTTAGTAAAAGCAAGAGCAGCATTTGAAACGGCAATACTAGACACAGTCCAGGCAGCCGACCCAACTGTTACTGTAGTATTTGATAATACTCCCTTCACCACCCCAGGTAAAAATAAAAAGTATGTGATGGTCAACATAAGTTTTAATCAATCAACTAACCAGACTCAAGGTGCAGCACAAAAATATTACTCAGGAACTATCAGATGCGGAATAATGACTCCACCAAATAGAGGAAGTGCAGTAGCCTCTGCAATAGCGGAACTTGTAATAACAGCATTGACCTCTGTAAATGAATCTACTTATGTAGATACTTTTTCTGTAACCCCTAAAGTTAGAACAATCGAAGGCCCAACAGCAGTAACAACAGAACGTGATTCACATTACTTAAGTGTCGTAAACTGCGATTTTTCTGCTAATGCCTAACGTAAAGGACTTAAGACAGTTACCTAATGATTTAAGACGACTGATAACAGAAGCCAGAGCCGAGGCTGCTGCTGAGATACAGGAGTCTTTAATGAACCGAAGTCCTTACTGGACAGGAACTTTCGCACAATCCTGGATCGTAAGTGGTACTGAAGTACAAGCAACAAAACCCAGAAAAGATGTGGGCGATTTAGCAGACGGACCACAAGAAAGATTCACTAGTGAACTATTTAGGGAATACAGTCAATCTGGCAAGAGAATAAAACAAAGCCTCAAAAGTCCTGTATTTATAGGTAACGAAACAGATTATGCAGCTTTCGTTATAGATAAGGCTAAGAGTAAGACCGATAAAATATTCTATAGACAATTATTTAAAGAGGGAGCTAGAACGACACCTATACCAAATATCCCTGATTGGTACGATGTTTATACACAGACAAGTTTGATATTTAAGGATATTGATAAAGGATTTAGGTTAAAAGGTTTCACAGCAAGTACAAATACTTTCGTCAGAGATTTTTATTAAGACAGCTAAAACATATTAAGCTATAGTACAAGAATAGACTTAATTTTTTATGCCAACAGTAAGAGCAATCGACAAACTGAAGCAAGCCTTTAGTATTGAAGAACGTAGTAGCTACTCCATTTTTAAGGGAGAAGAACTTGTTTTAAAAATATTTTGGAAGCCCATAACTATAGCCGATAGAGACACCATAAACAGTACATTAATAGCTATGAATAAAGGTCAGGAAGAAGGTAGTCTTGATTTTGCCCTTCAGGTAATAATCACAAAAGCTGAAGATGAATCAGGTGCAAAAATGTTCACAGCAGGAGATTTACCTGTTCTTAGGAGAGAGATTCCTATGTCAGTATTGATAGATGTTATGACTAAGATGCAAAGCATGGACGAGGGGGATAGTCCTGATGCCGTAAAAAGCACAACTGAAGGAGAATAATTTATTATTCCTACAATTTTTTATAGCTGAAAATTTAGGCTACACATACAGAGAACTACGAGAAAGAATGTCAGTACAAGAGTTGTATGCTTGGAACGCTTACTTTACTTTGAAAGCTGAACGTGAAGAAGAGGCTTACGAAAAAGCAAAAAGACAAGCTCAGACTCGTAAGATACGCTAATATAGGATTATTCAGTAAATATAGTTGTGGCTGCTAATTACAAAGTCAATATACAATTAGATACCAAGACATTAGATAAGCAGTTAAAAGATTTAGGTGTAAAGATAGATAAGGTCGGAAAAGTAAAGCAGGGTCAATCTAAAAAGACATTAGATGCTGGTGATAAAGAGGTAAAGCAAGAACTACAGAAGATAAGATTAACCAACGAAAGGTTAGGTATAGAAACTCAAGTAAAAAAGATAAAATCACAAATAATAGATAAAGGCAAAGTAATTAATAACTTAGAGGAATCTGCTCTCAAGACATCTACTGGAGAACTTGATTTAGCTAAAAAAGGTAATTTACTCGCAAAACAGGCCATACTTGAAACTAAGAAAGAGTTGGCTTTTGAGAAGAAAGTAACAGCAGAAAAAGCAAAACAGGTAAACCTGCAATCTGCTGGAATGAATCTTATAAGGTTATCTGGTAAAGCAGGAAGGTTAGGTGGCAGGACAGCAGCAGTTATAGATCAGCAGACAGCACTCAGACAACCCAAAGGATTACCCAGTGCTTCTATGTTAAACGCTGAAGCCAGAGGAATTAAACGCTTAATTCCAGAGAGATTAACTGATGCAGGTAGAATTGTAAGCCGTGATGATACTGGAGGTATAAGATTTACAGCAACATCAGCCAAAAAAGCTGCCATGTTTGAAGAAAGAATAAACAAATCCAGAAAACGAGGCATAGAAAATAATAAAAAACTTATTGGATCGGAAGTATTACGAAATAAACAGACTATACAGGGTATAAAAGCAACAGAACAGGCTGCTACAGCAGAAGCTCGAAGATTGGATCGAGCTTTACGCACACCAATGGGTCCAAGTTCTAGGTTGAATTTTAGAGGAGGACAGCTTTTACCTGGACCAGCAGGATCGGGTAGAGGAGGCGGATTAACAAGTGCATTAATTAGTGGTGCGTTTCCACTATTATTCGGGCAAGGTCCATTAGCTGCTGCTGGTGGTTTTACAGGTGGATTAGTCGGAGATAAATTAGGTGGACAAATGGGTGGATTTGCAGGAGGTCTAATAGGAACTGCTGTAGTAACGGGCATACAGGGATTTATTACATCAATAAAAGATTTAGGAACTGCGTTAGATCCAGTAAATGGAAGTGCATCTCAGGCAATACAGCAGTTAGGATTTTTAAACGGTGCTAGAGCTAGGGAAATTGCTCTAATTGAAAAGCAACTGGGTAAACAAAGTGCCTTAGCAGCAGTCAGAGAGGAGATGGTGGAAAAATTAGGAGCACCTCAAACACTTGCTCTTCAAGAAACAGCTAAAAACATAAATGGTTTTACGAAAGCTATACAAGAGTCAATGGCTCGGTTTAGAGCTAATACTGCAAAGTTTATGAAAGATATAACACCTGGTTCGAGTGTAGAGTCAAATCTTGTAAACAAGGCAGTAAAACTAGATCCTGAATCTGATTTGTCTAAAAAATTCTTAGCGAATACAGCAGCATCAGAATCTATAACTGGTAGGAGTCTTGACGCATTAATTTCAGGTTTTACAAAGCAAGGTTTAATTGGAACTCGACCTTTTATAACTAAAAAGGGTAAAGAAGAGCTAAAGAGATTGAAAACAGAAAGAGATATTATGAGGGTAAAACTAAGAGCACTGGGAATTGAGAACAAAGTAAGTGAATTAATTAAAGATACAAATGTAACTTTTAGGGAACAATTAAGTACTAGAAACACTGCTTTGGATCTTGAAAGTAGGGTTCTAGAACTCAGGTCTAAGGGTATAAATCCTGCTATAGCTAAAGAGATGGCTATGTTTGAGAAAATAAATGCGGATACTACTACAGGTCTACAGTCTGAAATAGATTTGAGAAAAAAAGTTCTTGATACTATAACTGATGACACTAAAAGGCAAATACTGGAAGATGAAATAAGGGGTCTAGAAAATGGTTTAACTGTTCTTAAGGATCAAAACAAGGAGAGAATAGATGCAATTAGAAATACGATGGAGTTAAACATGAGAACCGAACTGGTTGTTTCTTCTGCTGAAAGGTTAAAGCAAACACTTGTTACAGACTTAGGTAACGGAATTAGAGAGTTAATAAAAGGAGCAGCTACATTAAATGACGTTATGAGAAATGTTCTTAATAAAATGATTGATGCTGCCTTTAACATGGCATTGTTCGGCAATGCAGGAGGGAGTTTTATGCCTGGACTTGGACTTCTGGGTTCAATATTTAAAGCAGATGGTGGGCCTGTAAAACGAGGTGGTAGCTTTATTGTTGGAGAACGTGGCCCAGAGCTATTTACACCTGGAGTCTCAGGAATGATTACACCAAATCATGCTCTTGGTGGCTCAACAAGCATAGTTGTAAACGTAGATGCTTCTGGTTCTTCTGTTGAAGGTGATGAGCAGCAGGGAAGAGAACTTGGTCGTCTTATCTCAGTTGCAGTACAATCTGAAATATTACAACAAAAACGTCCTGGAGGTTTACTCTCATAATGGCTACCTTTCCTTCGATCACTCCAGCATACGGACAAAGAAAAAACTCAGCACCGTTAACACGCACCATCCGTTTTGCCGATGGCTACGAACACAGGATATTATTGGGAATAGCAGCACATCAAAATCCAAAAATATTTAATTTTACTTTTAATGTTTCAGAGACAGACTCAGATACCATAGAAACTTTCTTAGATGCAAGAGCAAATGATAGTGCCAGCTTTACTTTTACACCACCTGGAGAAGCAAGTTCATCACAGTTTGTTTGCGAAAGTTGGAGTAAGTCGATACCTTATAACAATAGAGCTACTATACAAGCTACATTTAGAGAAGTATTTGAACCTGCATCCTAATGTCAGTTAATTCAGCAGTATTCAGTAATCTACAATCTATAAATCCCTCTGCAATTATTGAACTATTTACGTTGCAGTTATCTACATCACTCCATGGATCGAATGACATTTTCCGTTTTCATGCTGGTAGTAGTCTTAATGCTAACGGTGAAATAGTTTGGGATGGAGATTCATATCTTAGATTTCCAATACAGGTATCAGGTTTTGCTTTTCAGAAAGGACAATTACCTCGTCCAAAAATGACAGTAAGTAATGCAGGTGTCATTCCAGGTTCAGGTATTATTTCTGCTATTCTTTTGTCCGTTAATGAAACTACAGCAGGTAATGATCTTACTGGAGCTACTGTTACAAGGATAAGAACCCTTGCTAAATTTATTGATGCTGTAAACTTTGCTGATAACACAAATGCAACAGCAGATCCTAACGCAGAGTTTCCAAGAGAAGTCTATGGAGTTGATAGAAAGTCAGCAGAAAACAGAGAGGTAGTAGAGTTTGAACTGGCTGCACCGACTGATTTGGCTGGTATAAGGATTCCAGGTCGTCAGGCAACTCGTTCTATATTTCCTTCTATTGGTACATTTGTTCAATGAGTTGGAAAGATAAAGCATTGGTTCATGCTAAAGACCAAGATCCTAAAGAAGCTGTTGGATTATTACTGAATGTAAAAGGTAAAGAAAGGTATTTTCCTTGTCGTAATCTTGCTTTAACAGATCATCAGTGTTTTATTTTAGATCCAGAAGATTATGTAAAAGCAGATAAGACAGGTGAGATTGTAGCTGTTGTTCATAGTCATCCAATTACTCCACCTATTCCTAGTCAGGCAGATAAAGTAAGTTGTGAAGATAGTGGGCTTCCCTGGTATATAGTTAACCCAAAAACAGAACAGTGGGGATACTTAGAACCATCAGGATATAAAGCACCTTTATTGGGTCGTCAATGGGTTTGGGGTGTGACCGATTGTTGGAGTTTAGTTAGAGATTGGTATAGAGAAGAAAAGAATATTACCCTCAAGGATTGGGAAAGACCCACAACTCCAGAAGAGTTCTTACATAATCCATTATTTGAAAGTTGTGCTTGGCGAACAGGTTTTAGAGAACTTAGAAAAGATGAAAAATTAGAGAATGGAGATGTTTTACTAATGAGTATTTTGCATCCAACTTTAAATCATGTAGCATTATTTTTCGATGGTGATGTTATTCATCATTTAACCGATAGACTATCTTGTAGAGAACCCTATTCAGAGTGGTTGTTAAAATGCACTGGTAAAAGGTATCGCTATGCTTCGTAAAGTAAAACTATATGGAAAATTGGCAGAGTTTGTTGGTCACAAAGAGTTTGAAGTGCAAGTTGATAATGTTGCCAAAGCAGTAAGTTTTTTGATACATAACTTTCCTGGCTTGGAGCAACACATGAGTCCGCAGTATTATCAGGTAAAGGTAGGTAATTATGATATTGATAAAGATGAAATTGATTATCCTGTTGGAAGAGAGGATATACATTTTATACCAGTTGTAGCTGGAGCAGGAGGTGGAACTAGAAAATTTTTATTAGGAGCAGCTTTAATAGGTGTTGCTTTTATGTTACCTGTAGCCACTCCGTTTGCTCCCTTATCATTCGGAGGTTTAAGTGGCTTTGTTGGTGCTAACTCTATTATTGCAAATATTGGTTTAGGTTTAGCTTTATCTGGAGTAAGCGAAATGTTATTTCCTTTGCCAAAACCGCAAGACTTTAATTCAGAACAAGATCCACAATTATCTTTTAGTTTTAGTGGAGTACAAAATACATCAAGGGCTGGTACACCTGTACCGATAGTGTATGGAGAAATTGTGACTGGCTCAGTCGTGATCTCCGCAGCCACAGACGTAAATCAGGTGGAAGCATGACGGACGAGAAAAAAATTATTAGGGGTTCTGGAGGTCCGCCTCCCACACCGCCTCCTCCTTACCGTGCTCCTGATACTTTACATAGTAGAGCTTTTGCTACTGTTCAAGATTTAATATCTGAAGGTGAGATAGAAGGATTTGCCTCTGCTTCTAAGGAAGGTCTTACCAAAGGAACAACTGCTTATGATAATGCAAGTTTAAAAGATGTTTTTCTTAACGATACTCCGATACTTAATTCAACCGCTTCCAGTTCAAATCCTGCTGATAGTGATTTTAATTTCAAAGATGTAACTTTTAAATCTAAGTTTGGAACGTCAAATCAAACTGCAATGAGTGGTATTCCTGCTGAAAGTAGATCACCTACTGCTGTCGGAACAACTGTAACTACTTCTGCTCCTGTTACAAGAACAATAACAAATACTGATGTTGATGCTGTTATTGTCACTTTAACTTGGCCTCAAATACAAGTAGCGGAGGATGATGGAGATCTTGTTGGAGATACAGTTGCTTATAAAATTCAAGTGCAATATAATTCTGGAGGATTTAGTGATGTAATATCAAACTCTGTTAGTGGCAGAACTGGTGATGCTTATGCAAGAGATCACAGAATTAATATAACTGGTGATTTTCCTGTTGATGTAAGAGTGGTTCGTGTTACAGCAGATAGCACCGAAGAAAATAGGATTAATGCTTTTCAATTTACAAGTCTTCAAGAAGTAATAGATAATAGTTCAACTTATCCAAACAGTGCTTATGTAGCCTTAAGACTTGATAGTAAACAGTTTAATAGTATTCCTTCAAGAAAATACCGTATAAGGGGTGTAAAAGTAAGAATACCAGGAACAGGAGCATCTGGATCTGGAACACCTACAGTTGATAATGCAACAGGCAGAATAGTTTACCCAAGTGGTTATATTTTTAATGGTGTTATGGGTGCTGCTGTTTACACGAATTGTCCTGCGATGTGTTTACTTGATTTACTCACTAACACTCGCTATGGATTAGGAAATCATATTACAGACAGTAATTTAGATCTATTTAGTTTTGTAGCTGCAAGTAAGTTTGCTAATGAAGAAGTTGACGATGGCACAGGATCAGGAGTAAAGGAAGCTAGATTTAGTTGTAATGTTAATATTCAAAGTCCTAAAGAAGCATTTGCAGCTATAAACGACTTGGCAGGTGTTATGAGATGTATGCCTATATGGTCGGCTGGTGGTATAACAATATCTCAAGATAAACCAACAACACCTAGTTATTTATTCAATTTGGCAAATGTAGGTGAAGGTGGGTTTAATTACTCAGGAAGTAGTTTAAAAACTAGGCATAGTGTTATATCCGTTAGTTATTTCAATATGGATTCTAAGGAGGTTGACTTTGAAGTCGTAGAGGACGCTACAGCTATATCTAAATTTGGGGCTATAGTAAAACAAGTTAAAGCCTTTGCTTGTACTTCCCGTAATCAGGCTGCAAGATTAGGCCGTGCGATACTTTTTGCCGAACAAAATGAATCTGAGACTATTACTTTTACGACATCAATAGATTCTGGTATTGTAGTTCGACCTGGGTCTGTTGTAGAGATAAACGATCCAGTAAGAGCAGGGGTTAGGAGAGGAGGTCGTGTAGTATCTGCAACAACAACTGCGATAACTATAGATGCAGAATCTGAAACAACCTTACCTTCGTTAACTGATAATCCGACAATTAGTATTGTTTTGTCTGACGGAACTATTGAATCTAAGACTATATCTAGTATCACAGGGGCTGTTTTAACAGTTAATTCTGCGTTTTCTTCTGCACCTAATAGTAATGCACCGTATGTAATTTCAAGCACAACACTTCAGACGCAATTATTTAGAGTTATACAAGTTGAAGAGCAGGATGATATTAATTATGTGATAACAGCCTTGACCTATGTCGAAGGAAAATATGCTTTTATAGAAAATGGAGTGGCCTTACCCGCAAGAAATATTTCACTTTTAAATACGCCAGTATTGTCACCAAGTAATCTAACAGTTGAAGAAAAAACAGTTGTTATAAACAATATTGCAAGAAGCAAATTAATTATAGATTGGCAACCTGTACAAGGAGTAACTCAGTACCTGGTAAATTATAAATTTGAAAATAATAATTATGTATCACAAATTGTATTTAGTAGCGATTTTGAACTTTTAGATACAAAAAAGGGTATATATACTATTGAAGTTTTTTCATATAATTTATCTCTTCAACTATCAGTAAACCCTACTACGACTACTTTTACAGCAATAGGTAAAACAGCATTACCAGAAAATGTATCTGGTTTAAGCATTGAACCTATAAATGAACAATTTGTAAGACTTAAATTTAATAAGGCAACTGCTATAGATGTATTACACGGTGGTCGTGTTTATGTAAGACATACTAACCGAACAGGAGGTGCTGCTTCATTTGAATCTGCTCAAGACGTAATAGAAGCTGTTGCAGGAAATTCTACCGAGGTAGTCTGTGCTGCACTTCCAGGAACTTATCTCCTTAAATTTCAAGATGATGGCGGTAGGTTTAGCGGTAGTGCAACAGATGTAGCTTTGTCTGTTGTTGATATTCTTGAATCTATTATTGTCAAAACGGACAGGGAGGATACTGATGGAACACCTTATAACGGAGCAAAAAGTAATGTTGTCTTTGATGAGTCACTTGGAGGTTTAAAGCTCATAGACCCAACCAGCAATGCTAGTGGAACCTACGATTTTGTAGATACTCTTGATCTAGGCGGCACATTTTCACTTGTATTAAAAAGACATTTTCAAGGTGCTGGCTTTTATACGGGAGATCAGTTTGATAATAGAACAGAAAACATAGATACTTGGACAGACTTTGATGGCTCACTTGCACAAGATGTAAATGCAAAAATCGCTGTAAGAACTTCTACTGATATGAGTTCTTATTCTGATTTTAATGATTTTGCTAATGGAACATTTAAAGGTAGAGGATTTCAATTTAGAATTACTCTAAAAACCACAGACACAGCACAGAATATAAATTTACAGCAAGCGGGATATACAGCAACGTTACCATCTAGAACAGAACAATCATCTGTTATAGCATCTGGGGCAGGAGCAAAGGTAGTCACATTTACGTCACCATTTTTTGTTGGAACGTCTGGACTTGGCAACCTAAATAATTTTTTACCTTCTGTTAATATTTCTCCACAGAATATGGCAACAGGTGACTTTTTTGAACTGTCAAATATATCTGGAACTGGCTTTACAGTTCACTTTAAAAACTCAAGTAATGCTAGTATTGATAGGAATTTTACCTACAGTGCTGTTGGTTTTGGTAAAGGAGGTTAACATGGAGGGAAATAGTATTTAACTGTGGCTGACGTTACAAATTACAATATCGAAAATGCTTCTGGTCTAAATGTAAGAATAGACCTTAATAGTGTTTTTGCTGCGATCCAATCGAATAATTCAAAGTCTACAGATTTAGCTACAAGTCAATGCGTAGCTGGTATGACTTTTTTAAATACCACATCAAAAATATTAAAAATTAGGAATAGTTCTAATAATGGTTTTACTGAGATAGGAAATATAGATCAGCCTAATTTAGGTCTATTGTCAAAGTCTGGTGGCACTATGAATGGTGTCATAGAACTTGATGATTCTAATAGTGCCGCTACACCAGCCTTAAGTTTTGATGGAGATGAGGATTTAGGTTTGTTTAGAAAATCTGCAAATGTAATGGGATTCTCCGCTAGTGGCACTGAACAAATGACGTTTGACGCTAACGGAATTACTTTAAATAATCAAAATGAAGTAAGGTTTAGCGAAGGTTCCTCTAACGGAACAAATCATATAACAGTTAAGGCTCCTTCTTCTGTAGCTTCAAACAGGACATTAACTTTACCCGATGAGACGGGAACATTAATTACGTCAAATTCGAGTATAAGTTCTACAAGTGTTTCAGGTGTTCTATTTGCATTAGGAGGTACATCTGTATCCAGGGGTAATACCATTAGAGCTTTAACTGGTATGAATCAGATTACTCCTCAAACAAATAATACATTTGACCTTGGTTCCAGTTCTTTGAGATGGAGAGATATATTTACCGCAGACTTAGATTTATCTAATGAAGGATCAAAAAATGACATTGACGGAACTTGGGGTTCCTATAAAATTCAAGAAGGTGAGGAACATCTTTATTTAATTAACAGAAGAAATGGTAAAAAATACAAATTTAATCTTACAGAGATAGAATAAAACTATGGCAATCGAACCAGGTACATACAACTTTACTCTTCAAAGAAGGTCAGATCATACCATTCCTTTAATATTTAAAGATGGTAATAATAATGCCATAAACCTTACAGGATTTACTGTCGCTGCACAAGTTTGGGAAGAAACACGAACTACAAAATTTGCTGATTTTTCTGTTGCTTATACAGATAGAAGTGCTGGATCGGTAAGTATTTCTTTGACAGACGCACAGACCGCAACATTTACTCCACAGATATTAAAATACGATGTGTTATTAATTGATGCAAGCGGAAATCGTGAATATTATTTAGAGGGTACAATATTTATGAGTGAAGGTTATACAACTACATGACTTCTGTAAACATCACGACAACGAAAAATACTGTTACCGTAAATGGTGATACTAATGTTGTTACTGTTGCGACTCAAGGACCGCAAGGTCCAGCCTTTGCAGCTACAGGTGCATCATTAGATGATTCCAACAAGGTAAATGATTCAATAGTGTACTTCGATTCATCTAGTGGTACATTTAAAGCAGATGCAACCACAACCAAACTAACACTTGTCGATGGAGGTAACTTTTAGTGGCTAACACAATCAGAATTAAGCGATCCACAGGATCTACAGCACCAGGTAGTTTAGAAAATGCTGAGTTAGCTTTTGCTGAAGGTAGCAAAAAACTATTTGTTGGAGTGGGCACAGGGGGTTCAGGAGGTTCTGCTACGACCATTGAGCCTATCGGTGGATCTGGTAGCTTTGCTGATTTGTTTACAAGTAGAACACAAAATACATTTTTAGCTGCACCAAATGGTAGTAACGGTGCTGCAACATTCAGAGCTATGGTTGCTGATGATGTACCCTCGTTAGCTCATACAAAGATAAGTGATTTCGATGCAGGTGTTAGAGCAAATAGATTGGATCAGATGGCTGCACCTACAGCTTCAGTTTCCTTAAACAGTCAGACAATAACTAATTTATCTGATCCTGTTAATACACAGGACGCTGCAACTAAAGGTTTTGTCGAAGCAACATCACAAGGACTTGATGTAAAAGATTCTTGTAAAGTCGCAACCACTGGAAATATCACAATATCTACTGCACTAAATAGTGGAGATACTTTAGACGGTGTTACTCTTGCTGATAACGATAGAGTCTTAGTAAAAGATCAGTCAACGGCAAGTCAGAATGGTATTTATATTGTTGGATCGTCACCAGCCAGAGCAGATGACTTAGCTGCTGGTGCAGACGCAGCAGGAATGTTCACCTTCGTAGAACAAGGTACTGTAAATGCTGATAATGGGTTCGTTTGCACTAGCAATAAAGGATCAGCAGTCGTTGGTACAAATAATCTTACTTTTGCTCAGTTCTCAGGTGCAGGCCAGATAACAGCAGGTGATGGTTTAGATAAATCAGGAAATACTTTATCTCTTGATCTTAAATCAAATGGTGGTCTTGTTATTGAGTCAACA